GCAAACCTCATACAACGGGAACTTTCGGGGGAAGTACGCTGGCATCGGCGACACCTACAATGCCGAACTAGATGAGTTCGTCACCCCGACGCCGCCCGCGGCGTAGCCTTCGCTGGATTCTTTTCGCACCAGCAGCAACGCTCGCCTGGTTCGCACCAGCAACCGTCAACGCTGACGTCACAAACGGACTGGAATACACAGTCTTTGATAACCGCACTGGTCAGTTCAACCAGTACAACACATCACCGCCGATCCCACCGACCACACCGATAATCGCTGCAGGACTATCGGAGAACATCGACTACATCTGGGGTGGCGGCCCAGTGCTCAACGACACCGTTTCTGAGGATGTCGTGGTGCAGTGGACTGGATGGCTGCTGCCACCAGATGACGAAACCTATTACATGTGTGCCGCATCGGACGACGGGTTCCGTCTGATCTTGGATGGGGTGACAGTCATTGACGACTGGTATGACCGTGGCGGTGGTTGCGGTCAAACAGCAGACGTTGACTTCAGTGACGGCGAACCAAAAGAACTGGTCGCCTGGTACTACGAGAACGGTGGTGGCGCACACGCACAACTGCTGTACTTCACTGGTAGCGATTGGGCTATTGTTCCATCCGCATGGCTTTGGACAACTCAACCAACCCCGACAACCTCAACGACATCTACCACCACTACCTCATCAACGACTACGGTTCCCGAGACCACTACGACAACAACGGTGCCAGAGACGACAACCACTCAGGAGTCAACAACTACAACGGTGGAAGAAAGGGCTACTACAACCCTGCCGCCAACTACGACTACCTCTACAACTCAGGCTCCACCGCCTCCCCCGCCACCACCGCCTCCGCCGCCAACAACGACCGAGCCTGCGACAACTGTTGTGGAGACCACGACAACTGTTGTTGAGACGACGGTTCCCGTCGAAACAACCACCACATCAGTGCGCCCAGTGCCGCGAACGACAACGACAACAGAACCCCTACCGTCAACCACAGTCGTAGAAACCAGTGCACTGCCACAGGTTACAGATGTTTCAGTTTTTACCCCTACATCCACAACGGTTGCCGTCAATGAGGTGATCGTGGACCTCGCTGGCGATCTCACCGATGAGCAGGTGGAAGAGGCAGTAGCCGAGATCTTGGAAAGCGAACCAACCCAGGAGCAGGCAGCCGCTCTTGCCACTAGCCCCCAAGTCCTCGCCACCGTCACCGAGGAACAGGCTGAGGCGATTTTTGAGGCGTTGGATGTGACGGCACTGGACGAAACCCAGGTGGAGGAACTGATCGCCGCAGTCCAAGACGCCCCCGCAGAAATACGTCAAGCGTTCGAAAGCAAAGTGGACATCTTCAAGACCGCCCTTGATACCTATGTACCAACAGGGTCCAACATTCCTGTCGGTGAACGCCGCGCCCTTATCGCTATTGGGGCGGCGATCACAGCAGCGGGGGCTACGACTAGGATTCGACGGTAATGAAACGCCTCCTCGGATACATCACAGAGAACTCGTGGACTCTTGCAGGCACGGGCCTGGTGCTCATCACCCTGTCTGGCCCCACATTGCGTCAAGCGCTGTGGATTACGGGTGTTGCGCTAGTCTTGCACTCACTACTCACTTTCACCACAGGGGGAGACAAGGAATGACACGAGTTATGGAAGTTATGAACAAGACGGTGGCGCTTACCCTGGACATTGGGCAGCGTTTGTTCTCCCTGTTTGTTGCCTCCGCCCTGCCCGCAATCACTGGTGGTGCGGTGATCGGTGTGTCGGTCGCCAAGTCTGCCCTGATCGCAGGTTTCATGGCTGTCGCTGGGGTATTGCAGAAGTTGGCTGCTGCTTCAACTGATGGTGAGTTGACGAAGGAAGAAATCGCAGAAGCGTTCAAGAAGTAGTTATGGCTGACAAGTATCCCGTAGTCAAAGTCAAGTTGTGCTCGCATCTGAAGGATGTGAAGCCAGGGGAACTTGACTTCTCTTTGTTGCGTGGCATCGAAGGTAAAGGCAAACTGCATCATTGTGCAGCGGACGCTTACGAGGCGATGGATGCTGCCGCGAACAAGGATGGGATCGACTTGTCCCCCACGTCGCAGGCTGACACGTACCGTTCGTTGGAGACGCAGGAGTACGGGTTCTATGCGCGGTACACGGATAAGCCGAAGCCCAAGTTGATGAAGCAAACGCCGCGCATCTACAAGGGTAAGGCGTGGTATCTGAAGAAGGGTCTGGCTCCGATGGCTGTCCCTGGTACGTCGAACCACAACCTCGGTATCGCTATCGACATTGCGAACGCGAGCGGGAAACGCTTAGAGTGGTTGCTTGCCAACGCTGCGCGTTTTGGTTTTTCGTGGGAGGTTCAGAGCGAGCCGTGGCATTTGCGTTACGTCGCAGGTGATGAAACGCCGAAGGCCGTGAAGGATTGGTTGGAAGAAAAGTCCAATCAGTCTGATGACTAATGGATGCTAACTGGGCGATCATTGTCGCTGCCGTTGTGACAGCGGTCGGCGGCATCATCGTCGCTGTTATCCAGCACGCACGCCGTCAGGATTCAGCGGAGCACGGCTTGGTGATGGACATGATTCGACTTATCCACATCTCGCAGAAGCGCACCGAAAACAAACTTGACAAGGTTGACGAACGACTGTCGCAGCATCTACAGTTCCATGCTTCGGAAGGGATGCTTGACAATCATGGCGCAGTTCACCAAGATGGAGTTGACACAGATCGCAGGGTTTCTTCGTAAGGTCTATCCAGGCCAAGCGGAACAAGATTCCCTTTGGGGTCTGATCGAAAAAACCGAACAACTACTGAGGGGAAACAATGGAAGCGACAACCGCAGGCGCGGAGATCGTCAATGAGGCGTACAACCTCATAACGGGGGACCGCCAAAACAGTTACAGCCATCCTGCTGAGGATTATCAGCGGACAGTGAACATCTTCAACGCAATGACAGGCAACGACCTGACAAGCGAAGAGGGTGTCATGTTCATGGTGGCGATGAAACTGTCCCGTCTCATGCACGAGATGGACAACGGCATGGATCTGCCCGACAACACGAGGGATGCCATCGGCTACCTCGGTTGTCTGAACATGATCCGCCGTCACTACATGGGTCAGGAGAGTGAGATGGCTCACATCGCACGCCAGATGCGGAAGGCGGTGCGCGAATGGGCTTGATGGATGAGATCAGCAAACAGGACAGGTCGATCCGTTACTCCTCCAAACTGGCGGAGTTGAAGGACAAACTGTCACCTGAGGATTTCGCAGACTTTATGGTTGCGATCAACAATCCTCGTATCAACCAGACCGCTATCCGCCGCGTCCTTCAGGCACGGGGGATCATGGTCGGCTCGGGCACGTTGTCTCGTTTGAGGAGTGAACTCAATGAAGTTCGATGAGGAACTCCAACAGGAACAGGAGTTGATGGCACGCGCCGATCTGGTGAAGATGCGCCGTGAACGTGACTCTGCCACCAATGAACTGACCAAGATCAGGGAGCAGTTGGAGGCAGCGAACCGTGCACTCTCGGTCGTGTCTTCGATGGAGGCAGCGGAGATCGCCCCACCGAAGTGGCTGTCACCTGCGGCACCGAAGACCAGTGCTGCCACGGTGATGGTGATGCTTTCGGACACCCACTTCGATGAGGTGGTGTTGCCTGAGGAGGTGGAGGGGTTGAACGCATACAACCGTGAGATCGCCAAGTTGCGGTTGGAACGGTGGGCATCGAACGTCATCAAGATCACCCGCCACTATCTGTCAGGTGTGAAGTACGACGGCTGTGTTCTCATGTTGGGTGGTGACCTGTTCTCAGGTGACATCCATGAGGAGTTGGCGCAGACGAACGAGGACACGATGATCGGGTCGGTGTTGTTCTGGTCGGAGCAGATCGCTGCTGCGGTGGACATGCTCGCCAACGAGTTCGGCAAGGTGCATGTCGTGTCGGTGGTTGGTAATCATGGGCGCATGTCACGCAAGCCGCGTGCCAAGTTGCGTGTGAAAACCAACTTCGACTGGCTGCTATCGAAGATGGTTGAGCGTCACTTCGCTAAGGACAAGCGCGTCACGTTCGACATCCCCGAAGGCACCGACGTTCTCGTCAACGTGTACGGGTTCGGTCATCTGCTGACGCACGGCGATCAGGTGAACGGTGGCGGCGGTATCGGTGGCATCTATCCTCCGATCATGCGTCTCCGTGCACGCAAAGCCCAGCGGTATCTGACCACGAACCAGAACTTCAGCACCTTGTGGATGGGGCACTGGCACCAGTACCTACCCACCCCCTACCTGGTGGTCAACGGGTCAACGAAGGGCTACGACGAGTACGCATTTATCAACAACTTCCAGTTCGAGCCACCGCAGCAGGCGTTGGCTATCGTGGCACCCAAGCACGGGATCACCTTTCATGCCCCCGTGTTTTGTGCTAACGACAGGAAGAAAGAAGGCTGGTAATGGGTTGCCCGTGGTCGCTCGTAGCAGTGCATTGGACTGACGCGTTCGATTCAACGAATGGTTGGGTTGACGTAGATCACTACGAACCGAAGCCTGCACATGTCGTGTCTGTGGGTTGGTTATGGCCCGACAAACTGGACGGCTACGTGTCGATCACGGGTTCATACATGCCAGATGAAATACCCGAAATGGAAACTGTTGGCATGGTGACACACATCCCCAAAGGGATGGTCAACAAGATCGTGATGTTAGGTGAACCTAACTGGGAGCAACTGATTAGTTGACATTGTGACACCGTTCCGTTATGGTGGATAACAGAACGAATACAACTGAGAAAAGGAGCAACATGCATTACCTTGTTGAGAAGCCGTTACATGGATCACCTGAGTGGTTGAAGGTGAGATGGAAAACGGAAGAGGGACTGGCACGCATCAGTGCTTCAGTCGCAGCAGTAGTTCACGGGCAGCACCCGTACATGTCGAAAGCAGATCTCGCTACCGACCTGCTTGCACCGAATCCGCCCGAGCCTGCGGAGGCGAACCGTGCGATGATGCGCGGCACCACATTGGAACCCGTTGTTGCTGACTGGGCTGCACGTTTGTTGGGTGTCGAGTTGCAGGAGCCGATCGACATGTTCTGTTGGGATGAACCTGGCGTGCGTTTGATTGCGACGTTGGATCGTGTGGATCAGAACGACAAGGTGTATGAGATCAAGACCATCTCACGCCATTGGAACGGGACGTTGGAACCGTACTGGTATTGGCAGGGTGTCCAGCAGTCGATCTGCACAGGCAAGCACGAGATCATGTGGGTGATCTTCGACTCGTCGTTGGACATCCACTTCCACAAGCAGACGGTCACCTCGGATGAGCGTGCACTGCATCTCACTAAGTGCCGTGAGTTCCTCGCCGCCATCGACATGGGCATGATGCCTGATGATGCGGTGTTGGAGTACAAGCATGTGACGAAGCGGTTCCCTGTCGGGGAAGGTGGCGCGGATGCAGCCGTGGATCTTGGGCCGTCAGTGCTCGCCATGCTGGAGCGTTACCTGCTGGCGAAAGAGCAGAAGGCTCAGGCCGAGCAGGTGGAGGAACTTATCAAGGCTGAGATCTGCGCGATGCTTGGCACTGCCGAGTACGGGCTGATGCAGGACGAACTGTTGGTCACCTGGAAGACAGCAACACGCACATCGTTTGACACCAAGAAGTTTGAGGCCGAGCATCCTGCTTTGGCTGAGAAGTACAGAAAGCAAACCCAGTATCGGACATTCCGAGTTCACAACAAGGAGAAAAAGTAATGCGATTCAATCTTGACAACTACGAGACAGTCGAGTCACGGCTCGCGAAGTTCTGGGAGGAGTACCCGAACGGGCAGATCTTCACTCAGATCCACCACTATGACGACAACAAAGTCGTGTTCAAAGCGGAGGTGTACAAGGACATTACTGATCCCCGTCCTGTTGCGACAGGGTTCGCGGAGGAGGTGCGTGACGCATCACCTGTGAACCGTACGTCGTTCGTGGAGAACGCAGAAACGTCGGCGATCGGTAGGTGTTTGTCGAACTGGAAGTACCAGTCGAAGAACGCGCCGCGTCCTAGCCGTGAGGAGATGGCGAAGGTTGCACGCATGACCGAGGTGAAGCAACCTGATCTGGCTGCCAAGTTCCGTGAAGCCTGCACATCGAAGGGGTTGGATGCGGACAAGATTGCAGCGGAAGCAGGTGTGGATCTGGGGTCGTTGACTGAGGAGAAGATGCCTGCGTTGCGTGACGCTTTCAAGAAAGCACAGGAACCGAAGCCGACACCTGAGACGTTGGTCGAGCAGGTGACTGCCGCGTTCCCTGGTGCGGTGGAGGAGAAGCCTGAGATCAAAGATCCTGAGTCTCCTGCTACACCGTCACAGATCGCGAAGATCCGTGCGATGTTGAATGCGAAGGGTATTCAGCCGATGGGTGAGAAGATCGACAAGTGTGCGGAGATCATCGACCGTCCGCTGTCTCGTATGGAGAACATCAAGAAGGGTGAGGCTTCGCGCATCATCGAGGTGTTGGAGGTTCGCTGATGGGTAAGCCAAGAAAGTTTCCGAAGAGCCGTTACTCGACAGACATGCTGATCGCTAGGTTCCCCCATTTGACTCCGACTGTGTTGGCTGACAGGTTGGGGTTGGATAAGAGTGCTGTGCAGCAGTGGTTTGGTGAGGCGCATTGGTTGGATCAGTGGCAGGCTGATAGGTATGCGACTCGTTTGGGGTTGCATCCTGCTCAGGTGTGGGCTGATTGGTTTGAGATCCACAAGGTGAGCGCATGACTGATGAACGCAAAGGTGAATGTCAAGGACACCACGACCGTTGCTCCGTGGGAGATTGCCCCAAGTATGGGCTGCTTGGAAAGGTTGGTCGTGATGGTAAGAGACGGGTCAAGGGTTGTGGCGACC